TACGACGAGTTCAACAATGGCGTCGTCACACCCGAGGGCGCCTTGGTCAGTACAAAGGCATTATCCGATGGCACTTACAACGTGGTCGCATGGGACGGCACCGAAGGCACACCGCCAGCAGATGCAACGCTGACTGTCAGCAACAGCGGCAAAACTGGCTCACCAACCGGCATTGTCTTCACCGTCAAGCTGCCCGCTACTCAAGTGCGCGTGTACCAGGTGGAGCGGATCACGCCAGACGATGAGGGCACATTTACAATAGAAGCAGTCCACATGCCAACCAACAGCTCAGACATCCTTGAGCTTGCCGATGGCTTTGACACTGCCGGTAACTGGACGATTCAAGGCTGATGGCAACGACCTTCCCGAGTATCGAGCCAACAGCCAGGAGCTTTACTGCACCGGCATGGCAAACCACCACGCAGACATCTCAGTCTGGCGTGATAACTCGCAGGTTATGGGGCAGCCGCCCAAGCCGCGCCACCCTTAGCCTGCAGTTCAACAACATCACCGACACGAACACCACGGCAATCCTTAGCGCATACAACACCGCCAAGGGGTCTGTTGATAGCCTCACGCTGCCGGACATCCTGTTCAATGGTGCCGATGGAACGCTGAAGACATGGCTCAATGCCAGTGCAACTGGCGCCGGTCTGCTCTGGTGCTTCACCGAAGGCTCACCACCGCAAGTCGAAAGCGTTGCCCCAGGCAGATCAAACGTGACTGTCAGCTTGACCGCAGAGATTAGAATTAGCTAAAAGGATCCGATTATGGCTGTCAAGACAGGCGCTACCGCCGAACTCAGGCTCGATGGTACGGCCATCGCTAAGGTGCGTGACGTGTCCATCACCTTTGCAAGGGATGCGCTCGAAACAACTGGCATCGGCCAGAACGACCGTACCTACGCCTACGGCATCCGTGGCACAACCGGCAGCGGCACTCTGCTTTACGACGCAGCCGATACGGCAACCCGCGCAGTAATCAATCGGTTGCTAAGCGATTCAACTTCGACCAATAGCATCTCGATGGTGCTCGACACCTCGACCACCGATGGCACGATTACCGGTGATGCTTTGATCACTCAGGCTGGCACGAGCGTCAGCGTCGGCGATCTGGTCAGCATTCCGATCTCGTTTACCTTCAGCGGTAAGCCCAGCGGTAACTACTGATGGCAGTTCTCGGCAGCGGCGGCGTTCTTGAGATCAGCCGGGAGATCCCGGATGCAATGGCGCTGACTGCTGCGCGATTGAACACCAGCAGCATTTCACTTGCAAACCAGGCTTACTGGGCCGGTGACCGCATCATCATCGCCGCCGCTGATGGCGTTCCATTCGATGTCAATGGCGATGGCTACGCAGATTGCCCCGACGGCCATGGCTTTTACCGTGGTTCGGCTTGGGACGCAGGCCCAGCGTTGGCTTTCTATGCCGGCGGCCTGACGGATGGAGCGCCGTTTTACCACCAGTTCACGGCAACGGATACACTCATCACTCAAGCCGGTGACACGCTAATCACGCAATCCGGCGACACGTTGATCGGACTTAACGGCAGCGAAGATGATAACGATCGATATAACACCACAGCAACCACTGGTCTAACCACACAGATCGATGGCTACATGAGCCGCGATGTGCTGGATCGCATCAAACTATGGACCACCGAGGGCGCGGCGCATTCTGAAACTGGTACGGAAAAGCCGTTAGTCGCCGTAAAGCCATCAAACTTCATCATCGCGCATTACGACAATGACGCGAGCTACACCAGCGCAATCGACAGTGCAGCAAACTCGATCCAGCCGTTGACGTTACTGGAATCAGAGCAACGCCTTGAATCTGTGATCACGCTGCCCGCTGGCTTCAGCGTTGTGTGCGAAAACCGCGACTGGAAGCTGCAGTGCGACCTTGAGGAATGGGTGATGAGCATCGATGCCAGCAACCTTGACACGACTGCGATCGGTGAAACCTTTGGTGAAAACATTAAGTCTCTGGTACGTGGCGCTGGCAGCCTGCAGTTTCTAGCTGAGCACAGCAGTGTCGCAACCGAAGAAGACGGCTTGGCGCTGCTCAGGCTGGTGCTACTGACCCAGAATCAATGCAATACCAAAGCACGATTCCACATTTACAAGGATCGCTCAGCACCATCGCCGCGCATCGATGGATCAGTTTACTACGAGTGCGACATCCTGCTGACAAACACTCGTCTCAACACCCGCGCTACCGAAATCATCGCTGGTACGGCTGACTTCGTTGCTACATCGGAGATCAAGCTCAAAGTAGCAGCCTGATTCCTGCGGTGCTACGATGACTCCATGTAGTGCCAAAGTAGCGTGGCGAGTCTGGAATTTGCCGGTGACAATGGTTCGCTGAGCGACATCAACGCAACCCAAGGTGAGTTCCGCAGCCAGATTGCGGCGCTCAACGACATGATGCGCCAGATCGCAGGCAACGCCGCGATCTCTGCCGGTGACTCCGCCCAAGCCGATCCACTTAACGCTCCATTTACGCTTTACGTCAACCCATACACCGGCAGTGATGAGTTTGTCGGTGGTGCGTACAACGACTACGAAGAAGGCGTCACGCAAGCTGAGATCATCGAATCGAAGCTGAAGCGCCTTGAAAAGCAACGCCTGACCTGCGGCTTCACGTCCCAGCGTCCGTTCAAGACGATCAACCGTGCCGTCATCGAAGCGGCGATCATCACCAGCAAAGACTGGTACACAATTACTGATCCTGCCGCGCATGTGGATTGCGTGAGCATCGTGCTCAGCACTGGCGTCCACACGCTGTACAACGATCCTGGACAAGCCAGCACCAGCATCGCAAGCTGGGGTCTCTCCAAAGATCCGACTACTGCGGATCTGATCAAGTTCAATCCTGCCACCGTTGGCGGTGTGCTACTGCCTCGCGGTTGCAGCCTATGCGGCCCTGATCTTCGCAAAACCACCATCCGCCCCAACTGGGTGCCTGCTGTTGCCGATGAGCAATCGGATTACAGCAACCGCCGAGGGATGCTGAAGATCACCGGAACCGGCTACTTCTTTGGTTTCACGGTGATGGACAAGATTGGCCTCGAAGCCAGTCATCATCTGCTCGATGCGTTTCAGTTTGCCAGCAAGGCCGAACTTGACGATTTCTACGCCAAGACCTTCAGCACCGTTGGCTCTGGCGCGGATCTCGCTTCAGCGCTGACTGTCACACGCGGCACCGAGTATCAAATCGTTGGTCCGATTGATCAGACCCAGACTCCGACAGCAGCTTGGGATACCACCAGCAGCGCATCGCCCTACATCTTCAACTGCTCCATCCGATCCAACTACGGCATCGGTGGTGCGTTCATGGATGGCTCGAAGGTCGAGGGCCTGAAGTCCATGGTTTGCGCCAATTTCACTGGCGTGAGCCTGCAGAAAGATATGAGCTGCTGGCAGATCTATGACGGCAGCAACTGGGTGCAACCAACCTATACGCAGTACATCGCGGCAGATCCTGACAACACGCGCATGAACCCGGCGCGACTGAGCCGCCACATCAGCGCCATCAATGATGCCTTCATCCAAGAGGTATCGGTCTTTGCTATTGGCCAAGCGATCCACCACTTCACCGATCTCGGTGGTGAGATCACCGTCACCAACAGCAACAGCAGCTTCGGTGGTTGCGCCGCATACAGCAAAGGTTACAAGAACACTGCATTCCCCAGCGACACCAACTGGGCCGTCAGTGGCATCCGCGTTCCGCTTGACCTGCAGGAAAAGACCGGCAATATCCGTACGATTTATCTTGGCACGATTGATTCGGCAACAAGCAGCAAAATTACGCTGACATCGCCGCTTGCGATTGATAATTCATCCGATGACGTACCAGCAATCTTGCTGCAGGATGGCTATACACTTGCGAGCGGCACCTACATTTGGGCCGAGAATCCGCTTGGTGAGCCATGGTACGCACCTCTTGCTTCTAACGCCTGGCAAGCCAGCGCACCAGATGAAATTGACATCAGCAGCGCTTTCGATGGTGCAGATGACACGGTTGAAGAAGGCGTAAGCCAGCTGCCTAGCAAGCGTGTTTATATCCGCCGCTTGGTTGATACGCGCACGCCAGCTGAGCGTCGCGTTTCGATTCTCGCTAACAACACCGCTTCGGCTCGACTGCCACAGCGTAATTTCATTGTTCAAACTGATCCGCTCCGTACTAACGGCGCTATCAGCCGTGAGTTCACCACTGCCGGCACCGAGATTTTTGCTGTTAGCAACGCTGGCGCGGGCAACGAAACCGGCGTAACGACCTCAACAGAATTCACTTTGCGGCGCTCTGCACCGAGCACGGCATACAACAACGGTGATTTCTACCCCGCTGGAACAGTTGTTCGCAGTGGCGGAAAGCACTTTATCTCAACTCGGGATGTCTACGCAGCAACGGCATCACCTGACCCTGCGTCATGGCTTGAAACCTATGTCCACACAGCATCGGATTACGACGCTGAAGATCCGATCGCACAAGAGTCGCGGCAGATCATTATTGACACAGATACCGACACTGATGCCTATAGCACAGATCTTGGCATCAACTGGTCAAACGTCTGGGCTGCTGATGAGTACCGCAGCTCGACTGATTACAAGGGCGTTCACGCATTCCTTGTTGCAATCGGTCTGACGAGCAGTCAGGCTCATGCCGCATTGGTGCCGCAAGCCGCTGATGATCGCCTGCTCGATCCAACCAGCGCTACCGATTTCCCGAACGCTCCATCGGGTGGAGCGGCGACCGGGCGCGGCAACTGGGCGATTGAATTCCGCCGCCCGAGCACGCTGCGTCTCTATGGCCACGCTTGGGAATGGGCTGGCTTCCTGAACTACTCCAAGGCCATCCCGGCAGCACAGAAAGACCTTGGTCCGCAAAACGCTTTCACCTATTACTTCACCAACGAAGCTGGTGGTCGTGTCGTACCGCAAGGCAGCAACGAGAACGGATTCAATATCACACCACGCGGCCTTGAAGACATCGAAACCGGCTCAACGCTGACTGTTGAAAACATCGGCACAAGTAGCATTGACATCATCGCTCAAACCGAATTTGAGAACTTAAGCGTTACAGATACGCTTACCACTGAAAACCTAAATGTCACTGGCTCGATTAGCGGCCTCCCGACAGTTGGCTCTGCTACCACAGGCAACACTGATGACGATCTCGGCTTTGTCAGACTTGCAAGCATTTCAGATCTGCGAAGTAACACAATCGCATCCAACGATGCCGCCATTGAACAGTCTCCAGAAGTTGTAACTTACAAAGGTCTTAATTATTGGAAAAACTACAACGGCTTGATTAGCGCACGCACCGGCACGCAGTATGTGTACGTTGATCCGGTCAATGGCCGAGACGCATCTACAAACGAACTTATCAGCGAAGAGCCCAACGTGCAGATGACCTGGAACGGGTCTAGGTGGAGTCGTAGTGCAAACCAACCGGCAAAATCTATTGCTGCCGCTGTTGGTTACATCAACGCAACATTCAGCCCAAGTGAACAAATTGAACTCCGTCTTGGCCCAGGATTTTATTTGGAATATGGCACGCTAACCATTACGTGCAAAGCGAGAGTGCGTGCATGGGATTTTGAAAATAATACTTATCTAAATGATCGAGAAGATGGTCAAGAAAACCCAGACGCACCCCGACCTTCTAAGCCGTTCATGGGGCAAACGGACGTTGGTGGCGAGCGTGGCAAGGCTTGGAACCAAACCCGCGCTTATCTAACAGATCCGGCAAATCACCCGATTTTCCTTTCGCGGCCTCGTATGACATACCGATTCAGCCCACCGCAAGGATATTTCCAGACAACTCCGCTGCGTTTTGTTTTCGAGCAAGATGCAGAAATTGTTGGCTGCGTGTGGCTTGGCCCCATGGAAGTGCTGACGCAATCAGATAGCAACATTCCCGACAGCTTCTTCGCACCGTCTAACAGCGGCGTTGACATTGCAACAATTCGGGCAAATGCTAGAGTTGATCCAGATAATGCCTTGAATTACCTAATCAAGGCCGAAATTGCCAGTCGATCCGCTGATAACGCGACTTGGGAGCACATGTTTGCACAATCATGCGTCGAGGGCAGGGCAAGGCTTGAGGTCTTCAATTGCGCTTTTGATGCAATGGCGCCTGCTGAGCAGAGTAACGGCGGACTTCGACGGGACGGAGTTATTACCGTTTCATCTAGTGCAGTACGCCTTGCTGGCATCTGGATTATTGGAAATGTCAACGTAAGCAGTGAACTAGTTAATGCGCCTGCTTATAGGGGAAATTCACCGTATCAATACACCGGTCACCACGTCGCTTTTATCGCAGGCGTTCAAGATTTGCTTGAAGGCGTGTCAGCAGTGCTAAGCCTTGGCGGCGATAGAGAAACAGCAGGAGGCACTGGCGCGGACGCTGACTACAACTACGCATGGAACAACATCCATCTGGTCAACAATGCACTTGCTTACCGAGATGGGTGGAATCCAAGCGCACCTCCAAGCACTGCAGCCTATTTGGACGAAGACCCGACATCTGGCAGCAACTGGAAGCTGATCGGCCCAGGGTTTATCGGGTTCTTGGATATATTTAAGCGATTGGGGCAGTTTGGTCTGTTCTGGCACTCTACATTTTTGCAATCAGCAAACCACTGGCAGGGTTTTGCTGGGATTTTTGGGAACATCTCTCTTCAGTCCGGTACCGTTACTGCTGGCTCATTTGTTACCGGCATCACCTATAAAATTGTTACCGTCGGTACAACCGATTTTACATTGATCGGAGCATCCGCGAATACCGTTGGCGTAACGTTTACCGCCACTGGCGCCGGCAGTGGCACCGGCACTGCAACTGCCGCGCAAAGAACACGAGGAATTATCGACATCCCCGCTGGTTTTACTGGCACGGAATGGCGCCGCCCACTTTTCCTGCGCCGTGCTGGTACAACAGTTGACGCCACAAGCGTTGGAGTTATCCCCTCCAACCCCGGCGAAGTCGGAGCATTGGTAGATTTCGATGCGTTAAACGCTGAGGTCTACCCGATCAAAAAAGGTATTGACGTGAAC